AAAAGAATAACGGTACCCTCCTCCACAAAAAGGTAGTAGCTAGAAAGATGGGCTGTAAATCCGTGGAGGAGTATAACCGTAGAATGGCACGCAGAGAAAAGAATTTAAAAGAGATGGAGGATAACAAAGATGGCAAATGATTTTACAGCAAGAGTAGCAGGTATCAGCGTAGAGCTGGGTATGAGTGTACAGAATAAGAGTGGTATCTGGTGTAAGCCTACAGTAAAGATGGATATTAAGATTGATGGAGGTACGAACCCTCAGCAGAGAGAGGCTATTATTAAACAGGCTTTTGATGAGGTTTGTGATAACATTGAGAAAACCATCTCAGAGATGGAGTAATACTTACAGGGGGGGGAGTATCTCTCCTCTCTCCTTAACTGGAGGTAATTATGGCAAAACAGATAAAAGTAAGAGAGGATAATTACTTTGCTGTACAGGGCTGGATGGTAACAGAGCTAAAACTAAAAGGTAATGCTCTTATGCTCTATGCGATCATCTACGGATTTTCTCAGACTACTAACACAGCTTTTACAGGGAGTGTAGACTATCTCTGTGAGTGGCTGGGTGGTGTATCAAGACCTACAGTAATTAACACTTTAGATAACCTAGTTAAGCAGGGGCTCCTCACTAAAAGTAGTACCACTAAAGGGGCTCTCATTTACAATAGCTATACAGCTTTAAGACCGAGTAAAAAAATTTTATCCGATGAAGATCCAACGAGTAAAAAAACTTTACCCGATACGAGTAAAAATTTTTTACTCAATAAAGATAGTAAAGATAATATAGAAAAATCCATCTCTAAAGAGATGGAGGGCAAAGCCCCTAAAAAGAAATCTTATAGTACTATCTTAGAGGATCCTGTTAATAAGTTTGTGAAAGAGGCTCTTAGTAAATTTATCCAGTATTGTAGGGGTAAAAACTATACTCCTAAAGTAACTACGGTAGAAAAGTTTGCTAGTACTCTTAGAGATAATGCTGGAGAGGATCCTGTAGTAGCTCTGGCTATTGTGGATCAGAGTATAGATAAGGGATGGAAAGATCTCTATCCACTTAAGAACTATGGTAGACAGGGAAAGCCTACAGCGATTAGTAAAAAGTTTAGCGGTAATACCCTTAAAGATGCTGAGGGTAAAGATATTGTGTTTAAGTAATCTGGAGGAGGGTGTAAAAGCTCTCCTCTAAATTTTTACCTCTTTTGTGATTAGGATTACTCAAAAGGAGGTAAAAGCGGATGAAATGCTATGCAAGTGATTATTGCCAGAAAGATAAAAGCTCCTGTAGTGATGTATGCGGAGGCTACAGAGTACTTAGAGCTTTATACAATTTAAGCAGGATCCCAGAGAGATACCGTTATACTATCGCTCTTAAGCCAGAGAATGGAGAGGATCTGGAGGCGTTTACAACACTGGATAATTATAAAAATGATGTGCTCAGTATGGTAGATGAGGGCAGAGGTTTATATATCTGGGGAAAGAGTACAGGGAATGGTAAAACCTCATGGGCTTGTAAGATTATGAGTTACTTTTTCAGAAAGATAGCTTTTAATACAGGGCTGGAAAATGAGGGGCTATATATTTTTCTCCCCACTTTCTTAGAAGATCTCAGAGATAACTATGATAACAAAGATCCAGAGTTTGATGAGATACTCAGAATGATAAAAACCTGTAGGCTCCTTATAATAGATGATATAGGAGCAGAGAGGGTAACAGATTGGGTAAGGGAGAGGATGGTAAGTATTATAAATACCAGAGTATCTAATAACCTCACTACGATCTATACCAGTAACCTCTCTCCAGAGGAGCTTAGGGGCGAGTTAGGAGATCGGATAGCCAGTAGAGTATTAGGATCCTCACAGGTAGTAGAAATTACAAGCGGAGATAGGAGGGGATTATAAATGGCTAATATGATTGAGCAGAGCTTACTCTGTAAGGTATTAGATGCTCCAGATCTGGAGATACTCCACTCTAACGGAGTAATAGAGGAGATGTTTCTTACCTGTAAGGATGAGATCCATTTTATCATAGAGCATTACAACAGCTATAAGCAGATGCCAGATAAACTAACCTTTTTAGGCAGGTTCAAAGATTTTCAAATGCTGGAGGTTACAGAGAGTACAGATTACTTAGTATATAAGCTCAAAGAGGCTTATACATATACTAAGCTGGTGCCTCTGATTGAGGATACAGCAAAGGTAGTAAAAGAGGATAGTATTAAGGCTATCCAGTACCTCAAAGAGGAGATAGAAAAGCTGGAGAAATCCGTACCAGTGAGCAGGAATAAAGATGGCTATGATATTATCTCTAATGCTGGAGATCGCCTTACAGAGTATAAAAAGCGTTGTGAGGTAAAGGGGCTTATAGGTATTCCTACAGGTATCCCTAAGCTGGATGAGATTACTAATGGCTGGCTCTGGGGAGAGGATCTGGTAGTGCTCACAGGGCGTACTAACGTAGGTAAAACATGGATCGGAGAGTACTTTGCTACTATGGCGTGGAACATGGGTTATAAGATCCTTATGTACTCTGGAGAAATGAGTACCGCTATGGTTGGTTTTCGTTTTGATACTCTCAATAAGCACTTTAGCAATATGGGGCTCCTTAACGGATCTGGTACTCTGGGAAAGAAACCAGCTACAGACGGAGCAAAGTACTTACAGGAGGATTATGAGAAGTACATAACACAGCTCCAGCAAAAGAGCGGATTTATCGTAGTTACTCCAGATGATTTTGAGGGGCGTAAGCCTAATGTAGATGAGATTAAGAGTTTAGCTATTAAGCATGGGGCGGATATGATTGTAATAGATCAGCTCTCTCTTATGAGTGATAAGCGTAGGGCGGATATACCTAGAATAGCTTATAACAATATCTCAGAGGATCTCTTTTTGATGAGTAAGGAGCTTAAAAAGCCTGTACTCCTTATGGCACAGGCTAACCGTGAGGCAGTTAAAAACCGTAAAAAAGGAGAGAGCCCAGAGCTCCACGATCTGGCAGAGAGTGATGGTGTAGGACAGAACGCCACAAGAGTATTATCTCTATCCGTGATAGATGGCACTCTTAAGATCAGTGTTAAGAAAAACAGATATGGTATCAATAACAAAGAGGTGCTTATGATCTGGGAAGTAAACACAGGATACCTTAAGCCTCTCCTTAGCGAAAATCCAGAGGAGAGCACAGAGGATAAAAAGAATGATAAACCAGATGGAGAAAAGGATAAAGGAGGAGAGAAAGATTATGGTTTCTAAAGGTGGAGTACCTAAGGGGCGGATCATCCCTGTATATCTTACAGATGAGGGAGATGTGTACCCTATTTATTTACATGAGATGGGAGAGTTAGAGATTATACAGAGGCTTGTAGCAGGTATCTTAGATAATAAAATTGTGGTAGATACTAATACCAGAATTAACTCAGATAATGATAAAATCTCTATTTTTGATTTAAGTAAGAAAAAATAATAAAAATTTCTCTAAATGTTACCTCTTTTTCTGATTAGGTTAAGTAAATCGGAAAAGGAGGTACTTTTTTATATGACGATTACAAGTAAAGAAGTAGCGGAGATGCTGGGAAAGAGGCACGATAACCTTTTAAGAGCGATCCGCAAATATATTACACAGTTAGGAGATGAGGCTCCTAAGTATTTCTCAGAGGATCCAGATAAGGGCGGTAGATTGTACCACATTACTAAGGCTGGCTGTGATCTTATGGCAGGGCGTATTATCGGAGCTCAGAGTGAGGCTTTTAAGACTAAGTATGCTCCAGTGTTTGGAGAGGAGGCTCCTGTAGAGGTGGTAGAGGAAAAGCAGGATGAGCCACAGGAGAAAGCCTACACCGTAGAGGAGGTAGCTCAGATCTTAGGCTGTAGTGAGAGAAATGTTTATAGAAATATCCAGAGCGGAAAGCTGGAGGCGGTAGAGCGTGAGGTAATGATCCCTACTCTTAAGAAATTTGTAACGGAGGAGGCTCTGGAAAAATATAAAGCAGGGAGGGCTAGTTAATGAATTACTTTGAAATGAAATGGAGGCTCTCCGCTTGCAGAATACAGGCAGGATATTCACAGGCAGAGGTAGCAGAGATCTTAGGCTGTAGTGATAAGACCATTGTTAGCTGGGAAACAGGTAAGACAGCTCCTAAGATGGAGAAAGCACAGGAGCTTAGTGATCTGTACGGTATCCCTCTGGCTTATATGGATTTTTCAAAGGCTGGAAACTCTACACCTCTTAGAGAGCGTGAGAGTGAGCCACAGATCCCAGCTTTTTAACAGATATTACCAGTAGCTTTAGGAAAATACTGGTAGCAGAATAAAAAGAAAGAGCCAGCCTATATAAGACTGGCTCCCCAGAGGATTACTCCTCTGTGTGTTGGAGTTTGTAGATCCTAAGAGCTACATCCCTCACTAAGAGCTTATCCTCAGTAGATAACTCAGAAAAAATATCTGTGAGCTCTGTAAGTAGCGGATCTGGAGTAGAAGTGTTAGCGGTAAAATCGAAAAACTCACTAACAGGGGCTCCTAAGTATGTAGCTAGGTTTTGGAGCCTATCCATGTCTGGTAAGTGTTTACCATTACTCCAAGAGGAGAAAGTAGTAGGCGGTATCCCAATACCATCCGCTACCTCTTTCTTACTCTTTCCAGATAGTGCTAAGTAGTAACTCAGAGCTTTTACAAAGTTATCCGTGAGAGAGGAATTGTTAGCCATTGTATCACCTCCTCTCTTTGAGGGATGATTAAATAATACACCTAAACAGTAGAAAAGTAAAGTAAAACATACAAAAACTACTGTTAAACAGAACTTTTTATTGACAAGTGGTAAATACTTAATTATACTACTAAACAGTAGGAGAAAGCTACTAAAGCTCCTCTCCCTATATTTTTTTACCTA